GGTTGATGACGCTGTTGGGTGTGACGGCCATTTATAATCCCCCGTATAGGTCAAGATAGGCGGTCAACTGAACAGTTGCCGCTGCAAATGATCTGGAGTCAAGAATCTGTTTCTCAACCCCGTCCGCGCCCATTATAAACTGCCCCCCCACCTTTGGGTACAGCAATTGCGTGCTCGCTGCGGGGACGGATGGCGTAGTCTGCTCAGTTTGTTGAAGTGTTGACATGTCAGTGAGTGATTATGAAGTCACCGTTGTTAATGATTGCGCCCACATTATTGAACGTTCTGCCGCAAAGGAACTGATACCCTGCCGTAACCGTAAGCGTGTCCGTCACCAGAGTACTATTCTGTACGATGGTCCACGGTCCGCTGGCACCCGCAGCGGGTGTGCCGTGGCTATGGTCTTCCCGGGCATAGCTCGTCAGCACGCCGACTATTGGGGATAGCCCAGGTGTGGTGCCGCTGACTACCGTGGTGGCTGGCACGCCCGCGCCGCCAGTGGACGGAGGGGTCACCAGCCAGATGGAGCCCTCTTCTCCATCCTGGCCGTCCTGGCCAGGGGAGCCCATCGCTCCATTGACGCCAATAGTACCATTGACACCTGGGTTACCCTGTGGGCCGAACCATGCGTCCTCACCATCCTGGCCGTCCTGGCCAACTGCGCCCGTCGCTCCGTTTACGCCAATGATGCCATTGACACCTGGGTTACCCTGTGGGCCGAACCACGCGTCCTCTCCATCTTGGCCATCCTGGCCAACTGCGCCAGTCAAGCCATTGATGCCAGAAGAGCCAGGGGTGCCCGGCACGCCCTGATTCCCCTGAGGCCCTAGCCACGCGTCCTCGCCGTCCTGTCCATCCTGACCGACAACGGTCAGGCCATTCGTTCCCGGAATTCCCTGTATGCCTTGGTTACCCTGCGGGCCGAACCAAGCGTCCTCCCCGTCCTGCCCGTCTGGCCCAGTGCTGCCACTGGCGCCCGTGGCTCCAGTGGCCCCAGACACTGCGAAGATAGAGAAGTTGGCATCCGTCACCAACAGGGTCTGTCCACCGCTGGACTGGTTCTGTGCCCATAGAGTGAACACGTCTCCGGCATTGACAGTAGTTCTAAGACCGGCGATAGTCAAAGAATTGACGTCTGTATTGTTGGTTAGCTTTATTTCAGCGTCGTGACCAGGAATGGCCACACCATTCTGGAATATCTGAATACTGTAGATCTGGTTTGAGGACGTACTGTTCAACGACACCGAAGCCGTCATAAAGTACGCCCCGGAATTCTGAACAGTAAGCGCACCAGAGGCATAGGTGACGCCATTCAAATCACCAGCGGCCCAGCCAGCAGTGATTTGATAGAATACGTTGATCGTTGTAAGAACGAGGCCAGTAACCCCGTTCTCAATTACCATCTCGCCGTAAGACGTCGCACCTGGAGTCGCAGGCTGACCGCGTAGTCCTGGGATAGACCAGCCGTCAGCACCGTCCTCGCCATCCATTCCGAAGCCGACGGCTCCCGCAGGCCCCGCCGGACCAGTCGGCCCAGGGGTGCCCGTACTGGGCTGATAGTAGTCGAATTTCCCCGTTAGGGGGTTGAACGTATAGGCCATATCACGTCTTGGCGACTGTGCTTATGGTGGCCTTGGTGGAATCAGTGTACGTTATCGTCACCGTGGCGACCAACGTGCCTCCAGACCCACCAGTCTTGAACGACCACGTATCCGTCAGGGTGGCCTGCGCTTGGCTAACGTAATCGTAGATTGGTATTCCGATACCCGGCAATAGCGCCATGTTCTGATTGATGCCGCGTAGTTTCGCGGATACAGAACCTGCGGTGTTCCCCGTAACGGCAGCGTCCGCTAGAGCGCCCTGCGTTACGTCCCCACCATCTACGATAGTTACAGCGCCGCCGCCACCGCCGCCACCGCCTGTAGACTTAACCCAAGATAGCGAGCCAGTGTCCCACACATAGCCCGCTACCTTGTTGACCCCTTCCGACTGCGAGCCATCAGGGTCAACAAGCGTGCCGCGATGGACATATGCGGAAAGGGGATCTGCCACTGTGCGTCCTTAGAAACTAGGCCCCGAAGGGCCTAGTCTTGAGGCTTGAGCCGTCAGCTTACTCCGGGACATCCCGTGGCGCGGGGCTCCACCCGTCGCCAGGGTAGGACTCCGCGACCAGGATGCGAAGGGGCATCATGTTGATCTCGGCGTTTTCCTGGTTGTCAATCTCCATGCCGGGGGGCAGGAAATTGAACTTGGCGGCTTCCCCGTAGGGGGTGCGTTGCTTGTCCAGGTACCCGTCCGTGATGAACCCCGACATCTCGCCGATGTCGTTGTGCGTCCCAGAAAGGCCCTTGATAGCTGCCGGTGCTCCGTCATTCATTGGCTCGCCGAACGGCTGACCCTTGCCGGACATTTGTCCCGCTCTCGCTCCGGGTTGATTGGGGACCACGGCAGTGCGGGACGGCCCCACATTGCCCGCCACCGGGGCCTTTACCCCGCCGTAGCTCTTCTTCGTGCTGGTGTTTGCCATTTCCTTCTCCTACAGAGTGACGTTGGACAACGGCTGGATCAGGCACTCCGCGATGGCAAGGACCTGCTCGGTAGCGTCCGTGCCTTTCTGGAAGTACCCGATGTCTCCCTGAAGCAGTGGGATGCCCGTTGCGCCGCCGAGCGCATTGACTGTCGCCGCGCTCGTGCTGATGCCGGTACCACCGATGTGGTTCACCACGTATGCAGCCGTAGTCACCGCAACACCTGCCGGTCCCGGTACGCCCGTCGGCACCAACGTGTACGTCGCCGTGACGGTGTTGACCGCCGTGGTGCCGTTGTTGGTGACGCGGAAGAACAAGCCGCTATTGCTCGCGACGCTGCTCGTGCCGATCGTGGAAGCGGACGCGGTAATCGACTTGATCAGCATGTTCGTGAAAGCCACGAACTTGGTCGATTGCGCGCTCGCGCCGGTGATGACCGCCGCAACGCTGGAGCTCAGCGTGCTGACACCAACCCCGCCCCACAGCGGTAGATGATACACCGCCTGATAGGCGGGGTGGTCGTACATCATGTTTTTCGTGGCCATGTTGGCTACTCCTTAGACCAAGCTGTCCCACTTCACGATGCGAGCGTTCGCAGCGAGAGTGTGGACGATTCCGAACCCGCCGAGGTAGTACCACGCCACGCCTTTTGAGCGCCCGTAGTCACTGGGGATCTTACCTCGCATCTCTTCCGGCACCGCGATGGCTTCTGCAACGGTGTCGTTCCCGAAGAAGAAGATCCAGTCGCTCTTGCCTTGGGACCACACAGTCTGCGTGATGCCGTCCGTGCCGGTGCCCTTGGCGATGTTGGTCTGTTCGACGTAGCGGACGTTCTCGTAGCGCCCGATTTCGCCGTTCATGATCAACTTGAAGCCGGTGTCGCTGTACTGGTGGATGGTCTCCAAGTTGTTCTTGAAGCTCCGTAGCGTTGACGGCCACGCCAGAGCGTAGTAGTCGTCGCCCAGGTACGCCGGGATGTTGCGCTCCTTCATCGTGTCGACGATGGACTTGGCATGCGCATTGCCATAGGCAATCGTGTTGGTGCCAGTGACCGTGCCGTTCGTGAACAACTGAATGGCGGCGGTGTCCGTGCCCGACGATGCGATCGCTCGCAGAGGGGTCTGGTTGAACTGGTTCCATGCAAAGCGGTCGAATGCTTTGACGGCATCGTTCTTCAGAACCTTCTGGATGAGCTCCATCACCGGGAACTTGGACAGATTGTCCAGCTTGCCCGAGTACGGAACGCTGTTACCGGCTTCCGACATCGTCAGGGTGCCCTGCGTGATCGTGAAGTTGCTTTCCGGCATCGTGTTCGTTTCCACGATGAGGCCACCAGCGGTCGCCACATCCGAGAACACGTCCCAGGTGAAGATGTCACCCTTCTTCTTGCCTTGCTGACTTGCATCACGCACGTCAGCAAATTGGCGGAACTTCACAAGCGGTTGCACCGCCATGCGAAGCACGTTGCTCAGTTGGCGGGAGTACATGTACCCGCCAAGAGAGTTGACTGCCCAAACCTGACCGGCCATCTCAATACTCCTTGGTTAACCGCGCATCCACTGTGGCCCGCCACGGCTCTTCGCCATCGACTGGATCACATCATGCGGGGTCTCGTCATCGTCGTCTTCCGGCGCTGGCGGTGTCGTCTTTGCGGATGCAGTAACGGGCACCTTCGGCGCCGCCGCTTTGCGAGTTTCCTTGTCCTTCAGAGTAGTCGTAGTCGGTGTCGGAGTTTCGGGGGCTTTCACCAGGGTACCCTTCCACGTGCGAAGTTCGTTGCCGATTTCGCGGTAGCGGTCGATGTACGATCTGGTGTCTCCCTGTGCCAGCAACTCACTGTCCCGATCAAGGGCCAGCTTGTTGAGGTATGGGTCCTTCACGATGTCTTCGAACTCTGAACGATAGGTTTCAATCGCTCGTGTAAACGCAAGGCGTTCATCGATGGTGCGGGAGACGTCGTCCTGAGTAAGGGATGGACGCGCACTTGTCGCCTGCGTCTTCAGTTTCCTGATAGCCGCAGTTGCCTCTTCCTCTGTGCCCATTTGTATAGCGCGGACCAGCGCTCGATCTTCCTCGTCACTGAGACGCTGAAGTTCTTCCTTTGAGGGGCCAGTGGGCGGATCCGCCACAACCGGCTTGGCTGATTTCTTGGCCTCGGCCAAGTATTGATCAGCAGACTCAACCTTCTGGGCACGTGCGATGAGCTCTTCTTGGGTGAGCTCCATCTCCTTGCCGTTGACTTTGATCTTGACCTTCTGAACCGGCTCGGGAGGGGGAGTGTCCTCCGGCGGCACGGTGTCCTCGGTCTGAATCGTGCCTTCTGGCACAATCTCTTCATCTTCTTTCGATCTCTCGGCCTTGAACGGCTCTGTAGTGTCGTCGTCGTTGACGTTGGCCAGTTCGTCTTCACGAACGCCATCGTTGCTGTCACCAATCTGGTTCAGCAACTTGACACGAGCGTCGTTGTTCGTACCAATGGTCTCAGAGCCACCGCCAGCTTCTTCTCCAGCGTCGTCTTTTCTGAGCCGAAGGGAAAGGAATTTAACTTTCATTGTCGTCCTCTAGAAGTTCAAGAGATTTTGCCCCGTCGATCACTGCCTCTGTCAGCCATGTTTCGAAGTATTCAGCGACCTTAACGTCGTTCTGAACCTTCATCACCTTGCGATAATCAGTGGGGTCACAGTTCTTGAGTTCCTCTAGCGCTGTAGTGTACATGTCCTGTGCTCGGTTGCGCAAGTACCCACCAAGCTGTGAACCCCAAAATAATTCCACCTGCCTACCGAACTGCGCTCGCTCCAAAAGTTCATCGTTTTCCATCATGCCGCTTTCTTGGGTGCGTTAGTCAGTGCCACGAAGTGCGTGGCAAGGTTCCGCTTGTTCTCGTTCTCTTCCCTGATCTTACGGTCAATGATCTTGGTCTGGTTGGTCTCTCTGGTTTTCTGCAGACCAACCTGGAGCGTAGTGCCCTTCTCCTTCAACCGCTCCTGCAACTGCTGAATCATTGCACCAGCCTCGCGAACCTGCTGCTGGAGCGCGTCGATCTGCGGGTTGTCATTGGTGAAGAACCGAGAGCCGTCTGAGTAGCCGAGGTGACCGAATATCTCTTTGCCGACCTCCACCATGTTGATGCCGGGGGTGGGGCTCTTCAGCATGCCGGTGTAGCTGCCGATGGCGGTCATGAACTTCTGTAGCTTCTGCGTGGGGTCGGTTGCGCCCATGCCAACATTGACACTGAGCGTTATCTCTTGATCCAGCAGTTCATCAGTGACTTCGTCAATCCCATAGGACTGCAACATCTTGGAGTTCTTAGCAGCGAGGCCAAGAATCACACGGTCCGTTTCGTATGCTTGTTCAAGTTGAACAAGCTGGCGCAGCACCGGCTGGACGAATGTTTCAACGTAGGTGCGGATCAAGTACTCGACCAGCGTCCCATTCGCTTGGTTGAGCATCGCCATGTTGCGAGCTGGCGCGTGCCCAGCGCCACTCGTCATCAAGCCTGCTGGATTGAAGTTGCCCAGCAACTCATCCATGTCCAGGTTGATGCGATTCTGTTCTTCGTACGAAGATTGAGTGACGTCTGGCCACGTGATTTCCCGAACATCGTTTACGGGGTCGTTCATCATGACCACGCCACCCGGAACATTCCGGGTCAGGCCAGCAAGGTCAACCTCCACGCCACGCTTGGCGAACCACTTCTTGTTCAGTGCGAACTTGACGTTGTCAATGCGCTGATTAGCGATCTCATTAGCTTCGTCCTCCAGGCCCCTAGCCAGCATGGGCACCCCAGCGGGCAGGGCTTTATGAGTTTCTAGGACGCATGAACCGATGACGTAGGGCCGCTTACCGTGGAAAACGATGTCTTTCAGTGGCACGGGCTCGGTTAATAGGCCAACTTCTCCCAGAGTATAGAACACCCACTCCTGACCATCACGCCTGTGGATGTGCCGCTGCACCCAGGCGATGTCGTAGTCATCCAGCGCCCTGGACTCTGAACTCAGTGGGTCTTCCTTATTGGAAGACCGCGCAATGCGTGTGCTGTCCATGCCGGAGCCCGTGGCTGCCGACGTAACCGCTAGTTCCTTCCACTCGCCACTCTCCATCTTGGACTTGATGTCCATGGCGTACATGGGCAACAGATGGATGAAGTAGGGGCTGGTGTTGACCACGTCAAGCCACGACGCACTCGGGTCGAACCGGATGTTCTCAATGGGGATCAAGTCAATCGCAGGCTTGTCCACCTTGGGGGGTTTCTGCGGCGGGGGCTGGGCCGCTTCCATGCCCTCCGTCATCTCATCTGGTGCGGGTTGCTCTTCTTCATCGGCTTCGTACAACCACTGAATGTGCGCGCACACCAGCCCGGTGACTTGCGCATCCTGCAAGCCTCCCAGCACGGTCTGGAACCAGGGGATCGTGCGGGTCAGCCTGTACTGAATGACCTGCTTCCACACTTCAGCACTGACAAGCTGTGCTTGGTCTGTCTGATCGCTCGCTGCAATGCTGACCACATCCATGTTCGAGAAGAACGCGGCTGCTGCCGCAGCCTCGTTCTTCCGGATCACGCTTCTGATCTTCGGTCGGTAGAGCTTAGACCGCTTGTCGTACGCGGGCTGGCTGTACTTTGAATCTGACGGGTGCTGGTTGTTGAATGCCCGGATGCTGTCGTCCCACTGCTTGCGGAAGTTGCTGTCTGTATATGAGGTGCTGGAACGATACGCCGCACGGGCGCGTCTCATCCAGTCCTTCTCGTCAGAGTTCTCGGTTTGGCCAGTGTCAGACTGCGCGGTGGACGGCTGGTTCTTAGGATCGATCTGCATCGGCATCTTATTTCTCCCAAACCTGCTTCTCGTGGTCGGGGTGCGTCTTGCCCGTATTACGCTCTACCTGCACGGCGCGGTCGTCGTACAGGGCTTGCATGAATCTGTCCTTGGTATGGGTGATTGGCAGCACCTTACCGAGATGCTCCTGCATCCACCGCTTGATTGCTGGACTGGGCTGCCGAGCCGTGAACAACCGGACATCCTTGCCCGAGGCAATCCATTTACGCACCCTCTTAACCATCGGGTCTACAGGGGCGCCCACATGCTCCACGCCACGGAAGTGATCGTAGTGGGCCAGCGTACCGTCCAGGTCAACGCCGATCCACCCACCGCCTTCCTTGCGAGGATCTGTTGTCACGGCTTTGCGTAGTGCTTCTTCAACAGATCTGCGGGCGGGCCAGCGGGCTTCTTGCCGTCAGACTTGAAGAACTCAGACTGCGTCATGGTGCGGCTCGGCTCAAACGACTCAGACCAGGGCTTGCCCAGTTCTCCGGAGTCCCTGCCCTTCTTCGTGTCCTCGGGCTCGTCGGCCTCTTTCATCCGATCCTTGAGTGTTTTCCTGAAGATGTCGGGCATAGCTGGCTCCTAGGGGAGCACGCAATGCGTGCTCTTGGTCTTGATGCACTTGCAGTAAGCGCGTTCACGAGTGTCCTTCTTGTAGGACTCTGCCGTGCGCTGCCACTGCATATTCGCAGGCTTGTCAGCACCGCCGCCGCATAGGGGCGCTAAGTGGTCCACCACCCAGCCGGGGCACGCGCCTGTGGTGCTGTGCGTGGCAGGGCACGGGTGCGTGTGCCTAAAGGCGCGCACCTGGGCGGGGTCGCGCGCCTGGGCGGCAGTGGCGGCGAACAGAAGAAAGAGGAGAAGGACGCTGTGCTTCATCTCATGAACCTCTTAGTCCAGGGCATGCCGAGCTCACCCGCGTTGTGACCAGGAGCCACGGGGCGGCGCATGGCGGGGTTCACCATCTGGTGAGGTGGCGCCATCCCAACCGGGGGCGCCCCCGGCAAGGTGCCGAACCCGACACCCGCCACAGGCGGCAGGGGCGCGGCCACGCCAGGGTCGTTCGTCATCTGGGGGCGCATTCTTGGGTCGAAGTTTGCTATCATGTTGATTTGTCCTCTAAGTGCATGAACTCGCCATTCCACGCGCCACGGCGCACGCCGCAGCGCTCCAACAACTCACCTCCAGCGAGCATCGCCATGTGGGCCAAGTCACTAGAACTGAAGCTCTTCGTGGCGTCGATCGTGAACCCATACCGACCATCCGAGATGCCCATGTTCTTGACCACGAGTGTCATACCCGGTACGAAGCCCACCGCCCACAGATGGTTAGGGAAGTGCCTGCTGAGTACCGCGCATACTTCCTTGGCCTTGGCCTCCATCTCCACCGACTCGTCATCGGTGCTGGTGAGCTCAGCTAGCTGGATGTCAACGTCGTCGTTCATACTGTGGGGCCTAGTACGAGGGATACCACTTGGTCGTCGCTCCGTCGTAGGTGAACTGCATAGCGCGTCCTACGACTGCGGTGGACGCGATGGCGACGTTACCCGTAACGTCAGTAGTGAATGCTGCTGTGGGCAACACTGTCACCACGCCGCCGTGCCCAGTGAACGCCGATGGTACGGTGATGTTCTTGATCAACCCTGCGCCAACGAACACGATGGGGGTTACTGGGGTGATCGCGTTGGCCACGATCGTCAGAGTGGGGGCGGCAGTCGCCGGGCCAGCCAGGGTGGCCAACAGAGCAGAGATCTGAATGCGCTTGGTCACACCACTGACGTCTCCTACCACGGAGTCAGTGACTGACGGCGGGGCGATGACAAGCGGCAGGTTCTTAACTTGGGTCATGGCGGGTTGTCTCTGTACACTGGAACGCTAGGCTGGGCATACCCTGGAATCATGAGCCCAGGCTCGGCGTTGTTGTTATTGAAGAATGGGCTACCCGGGAACGGCTGCCCCGTGGCAGTGAGGCCGTCCGTGTGGATCGGGTCCAGCGTGTCCGAGCGGAACAACGAACGGTCGATGTCGTTGTACCTGTTCGTTGCTGGATCATCAACCTCGATAGGCGCGTCAACCTCTACTCCGTAGAGGCCAGACAGCCCTTTATCCGTGCTGTCCCACTTGCGGCCATTGGACTGCTCGTAGATGCCCTTGTCCGGAGCGTTGAACTCTGCTCCCCACGCACGCATGCACATGTCCAGCCAGTTCAGGTCTCGGGTAGAGACCCGATTCCCTAGGTTTGTGGTGCTCACTCCCATAGCGGGCTAGTGTACGTGCCGGGTAGGTATCTGCGCAAGGGGTAGAGGTCACAATTTAAGCCACTGTTGTGATGGCTGTCCAGGTCGTAGCACCATCCGTGTTGATGTAAGCGCGACTTGTGGTAGTTGTTCCATCTGAACGGAGATATAGCGAACCTTTAGCGGCCGATATTGATGGCGCACCTGAGCCAGTGTACACCCCAAAATCTGTCGTGCTTGTGAATGAAACCCCTGCAACCTTACTACCACCGGCTGTGATAGCCACCCCACTACCGATAGTGACGTTGCCTGCGGTGGTCGCGGATATGACATTGCTAGTGCCGTTATTCAGCGCAAATACGCCTGTCGTGGCAATGTTTTGAATATCCCAGTTGACAACGCCCGACTGACCCAGCCGCCAAAAGTTGATCGTTCCGCTCGGCGTCGAAGTAGAAAAATTCGCCCCGGTCTGCCCCGCCACGCCAATAAGAACAAGAGGACTCGTAGCCCCTCCAGAACCCGTGATTTGCAGTGCGTTTCCACTACTCGGCGCACCAATGGTGAAGCCGCCAGACGAGGCGATTGACAGTCGTTGAACCCCATTGGTAGATATGGCAACCGCTGTGGAAGCCCCAACCCCAGAGATGTTAAATAAATTGGCTGTTGTTTGGATGATTCCGTAGTTAACCGCAGCGCTGTACCAGTACATTCTGGCGTCAGTCGCTGCGGATATCTGAATCCCGGTACCACCGTCAATCGGAGTAACCGACAACGCAGCCCCACTGCTCGGCGCAGCGATAGTGACGTTGCCAGCCGGGCCAATAGTTAGTGCTGCAACCAGTGTCGCCGCATTGCCAAGAT